ATTCACTGGTGAGAATGATGCAGATATCATGCACAATTCATGCACGATCAATCTGAATGTTCTTGAGATGCAACATCAGATGAATGAAAGAACTGGTTCAAACAAAACTAAGATTTTCTATTCAGGATCTGCTTGCATGTATCCAGAGCATAATCAACTAGATCCAGATAACCCTGATTGTCGTGAAGAATCCGCCTACCCAGCCAACCCAGACTCCGAATACGGATGGGAAAAACTCTTTTCTGAAAGACTATACTTTGCATATCATCGGAATTACGGCATACCTGTTCGTGTATCTCGTTATCATAATATCTTTGGCCCCGAAGGAACATGGGAAGGTGGACGTGAAAAAGCCCCAGCAGCAATCTGTCGTAAAGTAGCTTATCTTCCTGAAGAAGGTGGAACTATTGAAGTGTGGGGTGATGGCCTTCAAACTCGTTCATTCCTTTACATTGATGAATGTATTGAAGCTACTCGTCGTATGATGGATTCTAACTTCATTGGACCAGTCAATATTGGTTCTGAGGAAATGGTTACTATCAATCAACTTGTAGAAACTGCTGCAAAAGTTTCTGGTAAAGAAGTAACTAGACAACATAAGTTGGATGCTCCTCTTGGTGTTCGTGGACGCAACTCTAATAATGATGTGGTTCGTAGAGAACTTGGTTGGGATTATTCTCAGACCTTAGAAGAAGGTATTCGTAAGACATACGCATGGATTTCTGAACAAATTGCTAAGAAGAATAATGAAAATTGAAATTAACAAAGAACAAGTAAAAGAATTGGATGTTAGTCATCTGAGAGATATGTCTCTCAACCAAAATGACTGGCTTCCCGCAGGACAAAGTGAGTATAGATTGTATGCTTACCTTTCTACTTTTTTCCATAAGAGTACTATTTTGGATATTGGTACTCGCACTGGTGGGTCCGCTCTTGCACTTTCTTATAATCCAACTAACCAAGTCATCAGTTATGATTTGGTAGAACAAGGTGCAAGTTCAATTCAAAAAGATAACATCACATGGAAAATTATGGATTTCATGGAAGATGAAACTCTTGATTGGGACAACATTCCCATTGTTATGATTGATGTTGATCCTCATGATGGATCTCAAGAACGAGTCATGATGGATTGGCTTCGTGATAAGGGTTGGAAAGGTATTCTAATCCATGATGATATCGGTCCTGGTTGGCCTGATATTCAACTGATGTGGGATGAAATTCCCGAAGAAAAGTTTGATGTTACTGAGATTGCTCATATGAGTGGTACTGGTATTGTCAACTTTGGAAATGCACACGAAATTAGTATTGTCTGATGAAAATTACAATTTTAGGTTCTAGTGGGCAAATCGGTGCCTATCTCTCAGAATATCTTCGCAAAAAAGGTCATGTAGTTATTGACTTTGATAAGGTAGAAACACCTAATCATGATATGACTGTAATTCCAAATCAATATCTTGAAAATGCAATTGAGACTGCAGATTTTGTATTCTTCCTTGCATTTGATGTTGGTGGATCTCGATATCTCAAGAAATATCAACATACATTCCAATTTATTGATAACAATACTCGTTTGATGGCTAATGCATTTGGACTTCTCAAAAAGTATAATAAGAGATTTGTATTTGCATCATCTCAAATGAGTAATATGAGTTACTCACCATATGGGGTTCTCAAAAATGTTGGTGAACTTTATACTAAATCTCTTAGAGGGTTAATTGTTAAGTTCTGGAATGTTTATGGTATTGAGAGGGATCATGAAAAATCACACGCAATTACGGACTTCATCCGCAAGGGTTTTGAAACTGGCGTTATTGATATGCTTACTGATGGCCAAGAAGAGAGAGAGTTTCTATATGCAGAAGACTGTTGCGATGCACTTGAAACGATCATGGAAAACTACAATGATTTTACTTCAGAAGATAATCTTCATATCACCAGCTTCCACTCTACAAAGATCATTGATGTTGCTAACATAATTATGGGTCAGTTTAATCTGATTGGAAAGTATGATGTTAAATTGCAACCATCTTCAGAAAAAGATATTGTTCAATTGGATAAAAGAAATAAATCTGATACTTATCTGACTAAGTGGTGGATGCCCAAAACAACCATGGAAGAGGGTATCGCTAAAGTATTTGAGGCAATGAAGAATGACTACATTCAAAATTAATCTACATTGCAATGATTCACTAAAACCATCTACATCAGACAAAAATACTTCTAAGTATACTGAATGGGTTTATGATGGATCGGGTGCGGTAAGTCTCTATGTAAATCAGAGATCACTTGATATTCTTCAAGATGTCTCTACTACACCCAAATACATCTGGCTTCTTGAATCAAAACAAATTATTCAAGGAGTCTATGATTGGATTCTTGCAAACTATGATTTTGTTGCTTCCCGAGTAGATGGTATTCTTTCTCCAGATCGAGAACTATGTGAAAAGTATCCAAAGTTTCAGTATGCATTGACTAATGCAGCTCCATGGATTGAAGAACGAAAGATCTATGAGAAGACTAAACTTGTTTCTATGATCTCTTCAAACAAGTCTATGGTTCCTGGTCATCGTAAGAGACTTGAATTTGTTAACAAGTTTAGAGATCAAGTTGATCTTTATGGTCGTGGATTCCGTGATCTTCCTAGAAAAGAAGAAGGTATTAAAGATTATATGTTCTCTATCGCAGTAGAGAATGCCGTCTATGATACATACTTTACAGAGAAACTAACGGACTGTTTCGCAACAGGAACAATCCCAGTCTTCTACGGTTGTAGAGGAGTTACAGAGTATTTCAACGAGGATGGTATTATATTCTTGGATGATGACTTTGATGTTTCTACATTGACAGAAGAACTTTATTATTCTAAAATGGACGCGATTAAAGACAACTTTGAACGCGCAAACAATCTGCCAGTGGCAGAAGATTACCTCTACGAAACTTATTGGAAATGAGTACTTATAAAGGCTGGGAAGCCGAAGAACAAATCGCAGTTGATTATCTGGAGACTTGTCGTAGTGCAGTTGCAGATGATGAAATTTTTGCAAAGTTTAAATCTCTGCAAGGATACAAGAACATTTTAGAACATGTTACCCCTCGCCAGGGTGCAGAGTATCTTCAGGTTGCCATGGAAATGGCTGGAGATGCACTACTTGAAAATCTTGAGGCGTTTAAAGAGAATGACACTATTGGAACTCCTGATAGATTCTCTTATCCAGAAACGGGTAAAATTTCTCCCACTACAATCCGATACATCAAGAATGTATTTGAGATGGCGACTCTTCTCGGAGAAGCTCCGATTAGTCGTGTAGTAGAAGTTGGTGGTGGGTATGGTGGACTATGTAAGACCTTGAGTGTAGTGTGTGACTTTGACGAATATATTTTGGTAGATCTTCCAGAGGCAGTTGCAGTTCAAGAAAAATATCTTCGCAACTTCCCAGAACTTTATGCAAAGTGTAAGTTTATCAGTTGTGATGATGTGGAAGAAGTTGAGGATGTTGATTTGTTTATTAGTAACTATGCTCTTTCTGAGTGTGATTATGATACTCAGGTCAATTACTATGATAAGTTAGTTGCAAATGCTAAGTTTGCCTATGTGATTTATAATCTTGTCAATTTCAATGATTTCTACTATAATAAGTTTACTGAAAGGATGAGTGAAACCTTTGAGTTCACCACCAGTAAAGATTATGAAAACACTGTAATTCTCGCAAAGGCCAAAGATCAATGAATCGTATTAGTGATTATGACGAATTAGAAGATCGGATTGTAAAATGGATCTCTGATTATTGCATTACTCACCCGTCTATTAAAAGTCTTGTAGTAGGAATTTCTGGAGGTATTGACTCTTCAGTAGTTTCTACTCTTTGTGCTTTGACTGGTATGCCAACTTATGTTGTTGGTATGCCTATCAATCAACTTGAGAATCAAGAATCTCTTTCTGATGCTCATGGTAATTGGTTGTCTGAAAAATTCAGTAATGTTAAGTTTGTCAAGACAGACATGAGCCATGTATATGATTCATTTTTACAAACTATCTCAATGGATCTAGGTGAAAATTTTGCAACCAATAAACTTGCACAAGCCAATACTCGTTCCAGATTCAGAATGGTAACTTTATATCAAATCGCTGCAACTGTTGGTGGTATTGTTGTAGGCACTGGTAACAAAGTTGAAGATTATGGTGTTGGATTCTACACTAAATATGGTGACGGTGGAATTGATATTGCACCTATTGCTGATCTTTACAAAACTGAAGTTTGGAGACTTGGTGAACACCTTGGCGTAGACGAAAGAATTATCTCTGCACCTCCTACTGATGGATTGTGGGACGACGGCAGAACTGATGAAGATCAGATTGGCGTTTCTTATGAAATGCTTGAGTGGGTAATGGAAAAAGGTCTTCAGGAAGATCCAATGGTTTTGGATGAACAAAAAGTTCATGCTATAAATGTATATGAAAAATTTCATATGCAAAACAAACATAAGATGGTTGAAATTCCGACATTTAAGCTATGAAAATTGGACTTATTGGCGCAGGGAGACTAGGTATCTGTCTTGCACTCCTTATGGAAAATGCAGGATATGATGTTTTAGTTTCTGACATTCGTGAGGATTATGTAAAAAACCTCAATAAAAAAATAATTTCCAGTGCAGAACCTTTTGTACAGGAACATCTTAGACAAGCTAAGTATCTTGAAGCAACTACTGATAACAAGAGAGTTATTAAAGAGTGTGATCTTATTTTTACTCTCGTTGCAACTCCATCTTTAACAGATGGTTCATATGATGTAAGTTCTGTATGGGATGTTATTCGTGACTTTCAAGAGTCGCCAGAGGTTAATGGTAAAACTCTTGTTGTTGGATGCACCACAAATCCAGGAGATTGTGCAAGATTCCAAGAACAACTTAAGTCTTATGGTGTAAATGTTGTTTATAATCCAGAATTTATTGCACAGGGATCCATCATTAGAGACTTGACACATGCGGATATGGTTCTGCTTGGTGGAGATAATGCAGAAGTTTTAGAAATTCTTTCTGACATTTATAAGAAAATTCAGGTTACTAAACCTGTTATTTCTATTATGTCATCAACATCTGCAGAGATTGTCAAGATCGCAATTAACTGTTATATGACAACCAAAATCAGTTTTGCAAACATGATTGGCCAGGTGTTGATTCTTTCTGGACTTGAGAATGAAATTGAACCAGTTCTTTCATCTATTGCAAGTGATTCTAGAATCGGAAGTAAATATCTACGATTTGGATTTGGATTTGGTGGCCCATGTTTACCTAGAGACAACAGAGCTTTCAGTAAGTATGCCGAAAAATTAGGGTTGACTTATAATTTGGGTCAGACAACAGATAATTTTAATTGGGAACACTCAAAATTTTTGAGAAATTATTTTATTAACAAAAACAAAGAAAGTCTTCCATTCTACTTTAGTTATATTTCCTATAAAAAAGGAACTGATATTCTAACTGAGAGTCAACAATATATTCTTTGTCAAGATTTGCTTGATGCTGGATATACAGTTTATGTTGATGATGTAGATTCAATCATTAAACAGGTTGAAAAAAACTTAACTGAATGGTATGGTGATAGAATCAAGTTTGGAAAACCACCTGAAAATATTAAAACAATCGCAATTAATTTATGATCGGATATAATAGACTAGGAAGTAATGGTCGTCTGGGTAACCAGATGTTCCAGTATGCGGCACTTAGAGGTATTGCTGCAAAACGAGGATATGACTGGTGTATTCCTCCAGATACTTATGACCATAAAGACAACTACGGATTGTTTGAAACATTTGAATTGACAAATGTTAAGGATTCCAACATTGGCTTTGTCAATGGTGAATACATACAAGAGAATGACCATTGTTTCATTCCGGAATTTTTTGATGAATGTCCTGATAATGTAAGTCTTGATGGGTACTTCCAGACTGAAAAATATTTTAGTCACATTGCAGAGGAGCTCCGTGAGGACTTCACTTTTAGAAAAGACTATAAGGATCCTTGTGTTGAGTACATCAACTCTTTGGATTCTGATCCTATTTTTCTGCATATTAGACAGAGTGATAATATCGGAAGAGAAGAGTACCATCCCATCCTTCCGATATCATATTTTGAAGATGCGTTAAAAGAATTTCCAGAAGACACTCCTTGTTTTGTCTTTACTGATGATATTGAGTGGTGTAAGTCTCAGGAATTCTTCAAACAGGATCGTTTTCTGTTTAATGAAAGTAATGGTAGATATACATATCGTACTATTGATGGTACTGGACAGATGCAGAACACTCTGTTGCCTCAAGTGGATCTGTGTTTGATGAGTCTTTGTTCTGGTGCTATCATCGCAAACTCATCGTTCTCCTGGTGGGGAGCATGGTTGCAAAATGATCGTGGTAAGGTAATTGCACCAGATCCCAAGAAGTGGTTTGGTACTGCAATGACTCACCTAGATACCTCAGACATCGTGCCTGATCGTTGGACTATTCGAGAGTGGAGTAAGTAATGGCTGTATCATTTAAAGGACTTGGTAATGAAGGTCGTCTGGGAAACCAGATGTTCCAGTATGCATTTATTCGTGGACTTGCTGCGAATCGTGGATTTGATTGGGTGATTCCTGGCCCAGATGCAGATCGTTTAGACAATTATGGGTTGTTTGATGCATTTGAACTTATTAACTGTGATCTAAATAAGAACACTGGAGAACCCTTCTACAAGACTGTAGAGTATAGGGATATGCATTTCAATGAAGATATCTTTGATCGTTGTGAAGATAATACCAATTTCTCTGGTAATTTCCAAACAGAAAGATATTTTGAGAAAATCTCCGAAAGCATCCGTCAGGATTTCACTTTTAAGAAAGCGTATTTGGATCCGTGTCAAGAGTTTGTTGATTCTCTCGGCGGAAGGGATAATTGCATCTTCCTTCATGTTCGTCGCGGCTCTCCAAATCTTACTGGTCGGAGAGGTGAAAAGTGGTCTTATCAGATGGTACAAGAATACCACCCACTCTGTAAAGTTGACTATTATCTTGAAGCTTTGAAGATGTTTCCTGAAGATAAGAATGTGATTGTTGTTTCCGATCTCATTGACTGGTGTAAGAAACAAGATTGGTTACAGGGAGATCGTTTCCACTTCTCTGATTCATCTTATGAAACTTTTGGTGACGGTGCTGCCGTCCCATATATTGATCTTTGCCTTATGAGTCTGTGTGGTGGTGCAATTATCGCTAACTCCTCTCTTTCTTGGTGGGGAGCATGGTTGCAAAACGATACAAGTAAAGTAGTTGCTCCTGATCCTTGGTTCGGACCTGCTTATGCTCATTACAATATGAAAGATATGATCCCCGAAAGGTGGATTAAAATTCACAATGATCCATCTCCTATTCCTGCAGAAACATGAACGATTTAACATTCCTATTACCTTGTCGTATTGAGTCCGAAGATAGACTACGAAATGTAGTTACTTCAGTTTCATTTTTATTAAAAAACTTTCCAGAGTCTAAAGTTATACTAAAAGAAGTAGATATTAGATCTAATTTTAAGTTTAGAGCTCTTCCGGTAATTGCAAAATATGCAGATACAAAAAATCTAACGCATATTTTTGAGGAAAGTGATGAAAAGTTTTTTCATAAAACTAGAATCTTAAATGATTTACTAGTTGCTTCTGACACTGAGATCGTTTATAATCATGATGTTGATATTGTACTCCCATTAGGAAGTTATATTTCTGCATATACTCAAATCAAATCCGGTCAGTTTGATGCCATTTATCCTTTTGGGTGTGGTGTGTATCAATGGGCTGTAAATTATTCTGAAGATTTAATGTTCAAATTTTTGGATTCGAATTTTGATTTCAATATTTTAACCAACAATAAGTTTAGAGTTGCATCCTCTATTGGTTGGGGTCAAATGATCAAACGTGATGTAGAAATTAATGTTGGATTATGGAATGAAAACTTTATTTCTTGGGGTGCAGAAGATTGTGAATTTTATTTCAGACTGAACTCTTTCGGTAAAAAAGTAGGACGTGTTTACGATGATGTTTATCATTTTGAACACGGTAGAACATTTAATTCACATTACCACAATCCAAAGTTCATGGATAATCATAATCTTTGGCAAAATATTAGAACATGGGATCCAAATACGTTGGTTAAATATTATCAATCACAAGATTACATCAAACAAAGAGGAGAACAATTAAATGTTAGCGTTTAATGAACTTGGTAACAATGGTCGTCTGGGAAATCAGATGTTTCAATATGCTGCTTTGAGAGGTATTGCAGCAACAAAAGGATATGACTGGTGCATCCCACCCTTTTCTACTCCTAGAATTGACAACTATAGCCTTGCAAATTGTTTTATTTTAGATAGTGTAAAATCCACCAATCAATACATTCTCGATCGTGGTCAAGCTCCAGTTGTTGTGGAAAAACAATTTCATTTTGATAAAGAACTTCTTGAACTTTGCCCTAATGATGTTTCACTTCACGGGTTTTTTCAAACGGAGAAATACTTTGCACACATTAAAGATGAAATCCGTAACGACTTTACTTTCCATAAAGACTTGTCGGAACCAGTAAAAGGATTTCTTTCTGAACTTAAAGACCCTATCTTCCTCCATGTTCGCCGTGGCGACCCCGATCTTGTTGATGCTCGTGGATTTAAGTGGTCTTATACTCAATGTTCGGATCAACATCCTCCACAACCTCTAGAGTATTATGAAGAAGCTCTAAAACTGTTCCCAGAAGATCAAGAAGTTGTAGTTGTTTCCGATTCTCCTGAGTGGGTTCTTGAACAAGAACTCTTTAAACCAGATCGTTTCTATGTTTCTACTCCGGAAGAAAAGTATCCTGACGGATCCTATACTCCTTATGTTGACCTATGCATCATGGCCCACTGTAAAGGTGGTATTATTGCTAACTCAACTCTTTCTTGGTGGGGTGCATGGTTGCAGAATAGTGCTGGTAAGATTGTAGCTCCTAAGATGTGGTTTGGTCCTGCATACGCACACAATGATACTAGTGATCTTTATTGTGAGGGATGGGAAGTTCTCTGATGGAAACTGCTGTAATGGATAAGAATAAGTCTGCCTATAAACTTAAAGGTATGGGTCCCATCTATTACATCAACTTAGATGGACAACCAGAAAGAACTGCTTATATGGAATCAATGTTCTCTCATTGGGAAGTTGATAATTATGAACGCATCTCTGCTTATGATGGTAGAAATGATGACTTAAGTGATATTATTCATGGAAGGTATCCAGAAAACATGAGTTCTGGTGAAGTGGGGTGCGTAACTTCTCACCTCAAACTTCTTAAACATTTTCTTGAAACTTCTGATTCCCCATACTGTATTGTGATGGAAGATGATGTTGATATTGGCACAGCAAAGTATTGGAACTTTACTTGGAATCAATTTGTTGCAAGACTTCCTTATGATTATGATGTAGTTCAACTTGCAATCATTTGCCCAGGAACTCTGCATGTAAATCTTCATCGCAGATTTGTGAATGACTTTTCCACAGCTTGTTACATCATTACTCGTCATCATGCTGAAAAAGTTGTAAAATTACATTGTCGTGGTGATAAGTATAAACTTGATCATGCAATTAAACCTCGTGCAGTTGCAGATGACTTAATTTATAACTCCGGGAATACCTTCTCAATTCCTCTTTTCTTGTATAGAATTGAGTTGGGATCATCGATTCATCCAGAACACATTGAAATTTTCCATAGAGGATCTCATGATGGTCTTCGTAATCTCTGGGAAACTCGTGGTTCTGATTTGGAAATTGAGAAACTTATGGACTTTGATCCATATCTCGGAAGAACTTCTGAAGCTCAACCATCTTCTTAACCTGTTCTTAGTTGACAGAATCTAAAGAAAATGTTAAAGTAACCTGACTTAACCGTGCCGCAACTACTTGCACGGTTAATCACTATGTCCTATAGAACACAAAAAAACTTTTATGAAACTCAAACAACTGATGCTTGCACCTGTTGCTCTGGGAATGGTTGCTCCTGTTGCTGCGAATGCCGCAGATCTGAATATGGCAGCAGTCAACCAATACACTTCCACTGAGCAGGTCACAAGTGTTACTCAACTGTCTGATGTTCAACCCACCGACTGGGCTTATCAGGCACTCTCCAACCTCGTAGAACGCTATGGTTGCGTTGCAGGTTATCCCAACGGCACCTTTGCTGGTGGTAAGGCAATGACTCGTTATGAGGCAGCAGCACTTCTGAATGCTTGCCTGGATCGCGTTACCGAAGTTACTGATGAACTCAAGCGTCTTGCGAATGAGTTTAATGACGAACTCACCGTGATTCGTGGTCGTGTTGCTTCTCTGGAATCCAAAGTTGGTGCCCTTCAAGCAACTCAGTTTTCTACCACTACCAAACTGAAAGGTGAAGCATCTTTCGTTCTTGGTAATGTTGGTGGTGCTCAACTTCGCAATGGAACTAATGTTGGAAACACTGCTTTCAACTATGATGTTCGTCTGAACTTTGATACTTCCTTCACTGGTAAGGATCTACTCAAGACTCGTCTGCGTTCTGGAAACTTTGCTTCACAACCTTTCGGTTCCAGTTCTTCACTCTTTAAACTGGATAAGTCAGAGAACACCTCTAACAATGTTCAGATTGACCGTTTGTACTACACCTTCCCTGCTCTTGCTAAGGGTGTGAAACTGACTGCGGGTGCTCTGGTTCGTAACACCGAAATGGCGTGGATTCCTTCTGTCTATAAGTCGGATATCCTTGACTTCTTCGCTGTTGCAGGTGCTCCTGGCGTCTACAACAAGGCGACTGGACAAGGTTTCGGTGTTCAGTATGTTCAACCTGGTAAGAAAGGTGGAGTTGTTGCTTCTCTGAACTATGTTGCTCAGAGTGGTGATAACAGTCAAACTGGCGTATTCAATGAGACTGGTGCTCTGAATACTCTTGCACAGATCGGTTATCGTGCTCCTCAGTGGGGTGCTGCTTTTGGTTATCGTAATGGTACTCGGGGCACTCGTATGCGTACCTACAATGGTGTGAACGGAAACAACGGAACTCTTGGTGTGAATCAGGGTTCTAATGCCTATGCACTGAATGCTTACTGGCAACCTACTAAGTCTGGTATCATTCCTTCTGTGAGTGCTGCCTACTCTTGGAACACTATTGCTGGTCCTGCAACTCCGAATGCTGCTACCGACACTCAAACCTGGTTCGCTGGTCTTCAGTGGAGCGATGTGTTTGCGAAGGGTAACAGTGCTGGTATTGCCTACGGTCAACCAGGAAATGCTGAGGGTCTGAGTGAGAAAGCCCAAATGCTTGAAGTCTTCTACAAGTATAAGGTTTCTGATAATATCAGTGTGACTCCTGCTATCCTTTATGTCACCAACAACCAGGCATTCCGTAATGCAACGGATAACTGGGGTGGCGTGATTCAGACTACCTTTAAGTTCTGATTTCTTAACAAAATAAGTATCGGATAATACATTGGGGTGCTTGACACCCCTTTATTTTTCCTATATAATGTTGTAAATCTTTACAAAAGTATCATGACTGTAACAACAAATGATCGTGGTCAACAAAACATGTGGGCCAAAGAACCTCAAATGGTTTACCAAGAGTATAACCGTAAGGGTCTTCTAACTCCTATGCAGACCACTGAAATGTATAATGGTCGTTGGGCCATGATGGGTATTATTGCTGGTGCAATTTCTTATGCCCTAACTGGTAAACTCTTCTTCGGTATCTTCTGAGACAGACGATGACTGAAGTACTCTTTACAATTACTAGTATTGCCTTCTTTGTTTTGTTGGCAGTATCCGTAGAAAAACTTTCTGAAACTTACTAAGGAGAACAATTATGAAATTCGGTTTTACCCCTGAGGCAGAAATCCTCAATTCCCGTCTTGCAATGATCGGATTTGTTGCAGCGGTAGTCTCTTATGCTTTTACTGGACAAGTTATTCCTGGAGTATGGTGATAGAACATAAACATCATGATATGTTGGGGCAACTTGCCATTGCCCTACAAACACTGGTAGAATCCGGTACTTGGAATAATGGAGATCAACTTTCTGTTGAAATTGGTGGAGTGTCAGTAACTGGTACTGCTACTAACCCAAACGGAAATCCAAAGTGGTCTAAACCTTTTGGAACAATTACATATCAAAACGATGCATTCATCGTTATTAAAAATAAATCTAGGAACCCTGTTGTTCCTTCTCAACCTAATCCTGAATTGAAACAAAAACATGCCTCAACTTAGTCCCGAAGAAAAATCTGTAGTCCCCTCAGTGGACTTTATGTTCCGTGAAGAAGGAGAGTTTGTGACTCGTTCCACCGAGGAACTCTTCAACGGAAAGAAAGTAGTGTTGTTTGCACTTCCTGGTGCCTTCACTCCTACTTGTAGTGCTTATCAACTTCCTGGATACGAGGAAAAGTATTACGAATTTAAAGAAGCTGGTATTGACGAAATCTATTGTCTGTCCGTGAACGATGCCTTTGTCATGAACGCATGGGCTAAAGATCAAATGATTTCCAATGTCAAATTGATTCCTGATGGTAATGGTGAATTTACTAGTGCCATGGGAATGCTCGTGAAGAAGTTCAATCTTGGGTTCGCATCTCGTTCCTGGCGTTATGCTGCTGTCATCAATGACGGTGTGATTGAACAGATCTTTATGGAAGATGGAAAGGAAGATAATGCTTCTGAAGATCCTTATGAGTGGTCTACTCCTGAAAAACTTCTTGAATATGTCAAGTCTTTTACTCCAGCAGTGGTGGTCTAATAACCAACTCAAAAGTGCCTTTTCAAGGCACTTTTTTTGTGTTAAAATAGAATCATAAAATAATATAGATTATGTTTAAAAAGACTCAGTTAGAGTGGGATAATAAAACATTAAATTATGATAACACTAGATTTAACTTCAGAGACTGGGCAATTTCAGTTATTCAAGAAGTCAAACCAGAAGTAACAGAATTAGAAACACTTCACCTACAAGTTACTCCAGAAGAGTTATCTCAGATTAGAAAACATTTTCATAAGGCTTCAACTAGAAAAGAGTTTATGAAAATGGTTGATGATTTTATGTCTAAATATATTCCGCAAAGAATTTGCGATAAAAGATATTTAATTCAAAGATATCCTACTTTAAGAATTGTAGAACCCAACCAAACTAAAAAATCTCGTAGGTTAGCATTTCACCAAGGAATCTGGGTTGGTAATGGAAAAGGATTGAGAACCGTTTGGATGCCTTTTACTAAGTGTTATGAAAGTAATAGTATGCAAATTCTTCCTTTAAAAATTTCTAGAAAACTTACCAGACAATGTATAAGTAATAGGTGGTCTTTAGAAAAGTTTGAAGAAGAATCTCTAAAACATTCTTTTCCAGTTACTCTTGACTACGGTCAATGTCATTTATTTTTTCAAGAACACATTCATGGAAATGTGAACAATGACACTGATATAACTAGAGTCAGTATGGATATTAGAATTCTAGTAGAAGGTGAACCATATCATAGAAGATTACCAGGTGGATTCCTTAGATTCCCTGGAGATTATCGTTCAGATATTTTTGAAGATAATACCGGAAAACATTTCATTACTTATGACTGTTGGAGTAGTAAGTATACAAAAAATATCCCCCTTCCAATGCAAAGAGATGTAATTGATGTTTATTGTGAAAAAAATAAAATTACATATTCAGATTCTCAATTTGAAAATGAGTATCTAGATTGGTGCCCATCTTTACAACATTTTATTCAACAAAAACCAGATGGTATTGTGATGTTAAGTATTTTTTCCCTTCCCGACAAAAAGAAGTGGAGAGATACTATTCTTAATTTATCTTTAGAGAATGGTGTAGAACTTCATTTTGCTAATGAATATCTTGTTCTTAGAAGTGAAAATGATCTCAAGTTGATTCAAAGTTATCTAGAATTTTCTCCAGCATGAAACATATTTACTCTAAGAAAGAACCAGGAAAACTTCTCCACATCGTTAATCGGATTGAAGATATTAAAGAAAGAACAAATATTGTTCCCGATAATCAGTTTCTTCAATTAGCAACTCTTAGAATGGAGAAAGGAAAAACTTTTAGACCACATCAACATATTTGGAAAGATTCTCCTACTGAAAAAATAATAGCACAAGAATCTTGGGTGGTCATTAACGGATCTGTAAAAGTCTATTTTTATGATATTGATGGAAAACTTTTGACTGAAGAAGTTATAAATCCTGGAGATTGTTCTATGACTTTTGAAGGAGGTCATACATATAAAGCTCTTGAAGATGATACTGTTGTTTATGAGTATAAAACGGGCCCATATACTGGGATAGAAAATGATAAAGTATTTTTATGAGTAAGGTTGCATTAATTACCGGTATCACTGGTCAAGATGGAAGTTACCTATCTGAACATTTATTGGAACTTGGTTATGAAGTTCACGGAGTTGTTCGGAGATTGTCTGTAGCTGAAAATCAAACAGAACGAATTCAACATGTTGATGATAAGATAACTTGTCATTATGGAGATTTATTGGATGAACATTCTTTATATAAAATTATAGAAGAAGTTAAACCGGATGAAGTATATAATCTTGCTGCCATGAGTCATGTAAGAGTAAGTTTTGATGTTCCCTCTTTTACAATTAAAACTAACTCTCTAGGAGTTCTTAACATACTTGAGGCAGTAAGAACTAAATCACCATACGCAAAATTTTATCAAGCAAGTTCTTCGGAAATGTTTGGTAATAGTATTGATGTAGATAAGTTTCAAAGGTTAGAAACTCCCATGAGGCCTGTCAGTCCTTACGGTTGTTCAAAAGTAATGGGATTTAATCTTACTAGACATTATCGTGAAGGATATCAACTTCATGCTTGTAATGGAATTTTATTTAATCACGAATCTCCAAGACGAGGAACAAACTTTGTAACTAATAAAGTTGTTAAAGGGGCGGTAGAAATTAAATTAGGCCTAAGAGATAAATTGGAATTAGGTAATTTGGATTCTTATAGAGATTGGGGTCATTCATATGATTATGTAAGAGCAATGCATCTCATTTTAAATCACCATGAACCTAGAGATTGGGTTGTTTCTACTGGAGAAACTAAAAGTGTTAGAGATCTTTGTGAATATACTTTTAGTTCTTTGAAGTTAAATTATAGAGATTATGTCGTTCAAAATGAAAAATATTTGAGAAAAGAAGAAGTTAATTATCTTCGTGGGGATTCTTCAGAAATTAGAAACATTCTTGGGTGGAAACCAAAGTATACTTTTGAGTCTATGATTGATGAAATGATTCAACACTGGGAATTAAAATATGGATGAACTGAAAGTAAAAAATCAACTTAATAAAGTTGGATGTGGATTTTGTTTAGCAAAATGGACGCAGGTTACTATGCATTTGCATACAGGAAGAACACATTCATGTCATCATCCGGACACTCATCCAATTCCTTTATCTGAATTAACAACAAATCCATCTGCACTTCATAATACTAACTTCAAAAAAGAAAAAAGAAAGGAAATGTTAGAAGGAAAAAGACCTTCTGAATGTCAGTATTGTTGGGATGTTGAAGATACATCAACGCAATTTTCGGATAGAATTTATAAATCATCCGAAGCTTGGTCTCTTCCTTTTCTCGAAGAGATAAAAAGTATGGATTGGAAACATAATTTCAATCCAAGATATGTAGAAGTATCGTTTTCTAATACTTGCAATTTTAAATGTTCATATTGTGGACCATCTTTTTCATCACAATGGGTAAATGAAATTGAAAAACATGGAGGTTATCCGACAAGTACTAATTTTAATGGATTAGAATCTTTTGTAATGGAAAGTAGAATGCCATTAAAACAAACGGAATATAATCCATATGTGGAAACATTTTGGAAATGGTGGCCTGAATTATATCGAGACCTTCATACATTTAGAATAACTGGAGGTGAACCATTACTTTCCAAAGATACTTGGGAAATTTTGGATTATATTATTGAAGAAAAAAATCCCAATAGGCAACTAAGTTTAGGCATAAACTCTAATTTGGGAGTGTCGGATCATTTGATTGATAAACTGATTTGCAAGGTCAATAAAATATCAGATGAGGAAAGATCTAAAGAATTCTCAATTTATACATCAGTGGATGGTTGGGGCGAACAAGCTGAATATGGAAGACACGGATTAATTTTTAATAAATTTTGGGATAATATTAATAAAATTTTAACTAAGTGTCCAACAGTATCTATGGTAATTATGAGTACCTATAATGTCTTTTCTATTCCAAGTTATCATAAGTTAATACATGGTGTTTATGATCTAAAAAGAGAATATACTTCTAATCAAAGATCCTGTTATGGTTCAGCTGTACACCTTGATGTATCTCATTTAAGATTTCCAGAACACCAAAGTGTTAGAATACTTCCTTTACCTTATTCTAAATTCGTTAATAGACATTGGGAGTTAACAAAAGAGAATAAATTTAATAATAGTTTAAATAAAAATCATGTTAGTTATGGATTTGATTCTGCAGAAAGTTCTAAATTAAAAAGAATACATGATTGGATGATATCGCCTCAAAATCTTCATCAATTAAAAAGTCACAGAAAAGATTTTTATCGATTTGTGACAGAACATGATCGAAGAAGGGGTACTAATTTTATAAAAACATTTCCAGAATTCGAAAAATTTTATTATCAATGTAAAAATATTGAAATATAAAACTTGGCCAGTTCGTAAACTGGAATTGGACTCTCCTTCTTCTCTTGACAGAATTCCAAGACAATGTTATGATAAATACATCAACAGGTTAAGGAATGTAACAGTTTTTTAATCTTTGTGACACCCGTTAACCGAGACCTATGGGTGTATAAATTACGTCTCTCATACCCAGTCTGAGGGTGACTGGGGAATAGTAACTCCACCATTTCCCTGATGGTCTTACTACTCTTTTAAAAACAATGACTGCTTCAATTGCACAACAACGACAATCAAATACTTGGGAACAGTTCTGTCAGTGGGTTACCAGCACCAATAATCGTCTTTATGTCGGTTGGTTTGGTGTTTTGATGATTCCCTGCCTTCTTGCTGCTACCATCTGCTTCATCGTCGCTTTCATCGCTGCTCCCCCTGTGGACATTGATGGTATCCGTGAACCCGTTGCTGGTTCACTCATGTACGGAAACAACATCATCTCTGGTGCTGTGATTCCTTCGTCCAATGCTATTGGACTGCACTTTTACCCCATCTGGGAAGCTGTTTCCCTAGATGAGTGGCTTTACAACGGTGGACCTTTCCAACTGGTGATCTTCCACTTCCTCATCGGCATCTACGCCTACATGGGTCGTGAGTGGGAACTTTCTTACCGTCTTGGTATGCGTCCTTGGATCTGTGTTGCTTACTCTGCACCTGTTGCTGCTGCATCTGCAGTGTTCCTGGTTTATCCTTTTGGTCAGGGTTCTTTCTCTGACGCGATGCCTCTGGGCATCTCTGGTACGTTCAACTACATGCTTGTGTTCCAGGCAGAGCACAACATCCTGATGCACCCCTTCCACATGCTTGGTGTGGCTGGTGTGTTCGGTGGTTCTCTGTTCAGTGCCATGCACGGTTCGCTGGTGACCTCCTCGCTGGTGCGTGAAACCACCGAGAGCGAGTCCCAGAACTATGGTTACAAGTTCGGTCAAGAAGAAGAGACCTATAACATTGTTGCTGCACATGGCTACTTTGGTCGTCTGATCTTCCAATACGCTTCGTTCAACAACTCTCGTTCACTTCACTTCTTCCTTGCTGCATGGCCAGTTGTAGGTATCTGGTTCACCGCTCTTGGTGTTTCCACGATGGCCTTCAACCTTAACGGTTTCAACTTCAACCAGTCAGTTATCGACTCACAAGGTCGTGTACTCAACACCTGGGCTGACGTTCTGAACCGTGCTGGTCTGGGTATGGAGGTAATGCACGAACGAAATGCTCATAATTTCCCACTTGACCTTGCTGCTGCTGAAGCAACCCCAGTTGCTTTGACTGC